CTTATTGTGTTTCTCAGTTGGTCAATGTAATTGTCACGACTTGATTCTAAATCAGCCAGTGTCAATGCTGTAATCCGTATAACTCGGTCACGATCAGTAATCACAACAGTCCCAATTGTGACGGTCCGTGGAGGTTCCGCCAATAACTCATCCATTGCAGTCTGACAGGTGTCTGCTTTATCAATTAACTTCTTCAAATACTTGATATTCACGCATCAACTCCTTCACCTGTTGCACCCGCTTTTCACTGAACAGGTAACCTTGTACTACTGCGCAGCGGGTCAACACGGTGGCATCCTCAACGAATACACCCAGCTCTTCACGATTGTTTTCAGCATCCTGGAACAAGTCATCCAGTGCGGAAATTAGACTATTCACACGTCACCCCCAGTTGTTTGTAATCCGGCCACACACCGTCGCAGACGTTCTTCACGTACACGATCTCCTGTTGCACGGCATCCTCATAATCCATGCTGCCCACGATCCCGAACAGTGCCAGCACTGTCACAGCCAGTACGATCTTCATCCTTATCTCCTGTTGCTCAACTCTCTTGTGGTACATTGTGGTACAAATCACAACAAGCGTCAAGCTCGATCAGAAAAGAAATGCAGCACATGGCATGGCCCATGTGCGGAAGACCACTTTCCGGGTCCAGCACCTCACCCCGGCGAACAGCGTTGATGTGGCGCAGCAGTGCGTCCATGTACCGCTCCCGCGCATTCTCCACATGCCGCCAGTTCCCCGGTGAATACTTCTGCGCCCCGAAGGTCAGTACCTGCGCCAGCACCAATTCGGCATGTGGCGGGATCAGCCCCATCATCGGTTTACCCTGGTCGTGCTTCTGTCCTACAGCCATGACGGCAGCTCCTGTTTCTGTCGATAATCCCAACCACCCATAATGTGAGCAGGCGTTTTCCATTCTTCCCGCATCTCCATCGTTAACGTGTTGCCGACATAGATCACAGCAGGGATGTGCAGCAGCGTCAGCTGAATGTACGCCATGTGCACTGCCCTGCTGTCCACGTCCACACCCACGACATGCATCTGGGTCTGCGGGTTATAACCGGCTTTGCGTAGCTCTTCGGAGAACGCCACAACCATGCCACCGCTGCCCATGGACGGCTCCTGCAGCGTGACGAACCCTGTGTTGTCAATCTCCCGCACCTTGTCGGCAATGGTAATCCGCGCCAGCACACGGGATACATCATACGGTGTGAAGAACTGCCCTCGGTGGCTGTTGTGCTGCTCCATCTCAGCGAACACTTCACCCATGAAGTCGCTGCGCTCCAGCTCCAGGCCTTCAATGACGAATGCGAGCATCTGACAGAACTTATCGATCTCAACTGGTGTGTACCGTTTGACGATGTTCAGGTAACGCTCCTCACGTTGCTGCCAGAGCGTCTGACGCCGGTCAACGGCGTTGACCAGACTCAGTGCGGACAACTCGCAAAAGTCACGGAACAGATCAAACAGGTTGTGCCCGTGACTCATTGACATAATGGTTTTGACAAATTCACGCTTCATTTCACCGCCTTCAGCTCAGGTTTGATGCCATTCATCTGGCGCTGATACTCCACCCACAGCTCCTGCCCGGTCATATCGACGTACTTGGAGTCATTGCGGATGATCCACACCTGCGGTTGACCTTCACCGGTGTACATGCGCCTGCGGATCGCCTGCGGCATCTCACGCAGCAACAGTCCGATTTTCACCGGGGTGAAGTATTCACCCTTGCTGTACATCAGGTCGGGTCTGAATTGCTCACCGGCGCGCAATGTGTTGGATGCATCACTGCCTGTGATCAGGTCGGACTTGAACGAACCCACCTTCTGCTCGATGAATGCTTCCAGCGTCTGCTGCTGTGGTGACTTGCTGGCATCCTGGATGTCTTTTAGGAACTCAGTGACCGGCGGCGGCGCGCCCGGGTCGAACGATGCGAGATCAACGCAGTTGCGTAAGTACCACACGCATGCCTCAACCCCGCCCCCTTTCATCCAATCCCACCGGTCACGCCAGTACGCCAGCCATTGAGGTGTCATCTGGCCGGAGATATCCCGTGTGTTGAGGTCTGACCAGATTGCGTAAATACGCCGTGATGGTCCATTGAGTCGCAGCGGTAACTGAGTGTTGGTGGTCATGCTGACGCTCAGCAGGTTGCGCACGCTGATCTTCTTGATGCCCTTTTGGTTCACGCGCAGCCGCTCCGGTGGCGCAGCCGCCAGGGGTTTCAGTTTGGCACTGATCGCCAGTGCTTCACGCCGGTCACCCAACTCAGTCTCGTTCACATGCAGATGCTTCGTACTCAGCAGGTAGTCGTTGAAATCCTCCGTCAACTCTTCACCGCTGATCGTCTGACTGTGATCACCCAAAGCGTGAATCATCGGATACAGCAGATAGTCCTTACCACAGCCCTCACCGCTACCCAGCATCAGCATGTGGTTGATCTTGCGCTCAGGATGCAGGATGGTGAACGCCATCCACTGCAGCATGTGGTCACGATGCTCACCCCACCCGAGCACGTCCCAGTGATCCAGCCAGCGAGCAGCATCACCCATGACACCCTGAATCTCACTGCTGTTACACCAACTGTTACCATAAGTAACGCCGCCGTCAGTGAACACCGGGGGCATCTTCGGCGCATAGTCCAGCTTGTCCACTTTGGTGACCCGCCCCCCGGTCAGTGCCTCCTTCCGTGCGTCTGGGTCAAGATGGGCGTATGTGTTTTGGTAAGCCTCAGCACTGTAGAAAATGCGCTTGCGCCGGTCGTAGAACTGGTTGGCTTCGGCAATGTAGATCACCTCATCAAAGAAACTGACATCAGTCTTTTTCTGCTGATACCACCCCGAGCGCAGTTCCTTCAGAATCTCCTTGAACTCCGGCTTGCTCCAGTACATGGTCTGGCAGATATCCTTGTGCCAACCAATCTGATCAATCGCTGGTAGATCGTCCACCAGCTTTAGCAACTCAGTGACTAGCCGGCGCGCTTCCGGGCTGTCGTGACGCTCCCGGCGCACTGCATCGAATATCTGCTGGAGCGGGTCTGCTGGCGCAGCAGCAGCATTGCTGACAGGTTGACCCATGAATGAAATGTCACTGACATCTGTCAGCACACGCATGGCTTTCCACTGAGTCAGTCGGGCACCGAAGCCCGGCTCTTGTTGCTCAATCAGCGCCAGCAGATCACGCCCCGTGCGCTCCTGACAGGCCCCATGGTGACACTTGAAGCCGATGCTACCGTCAGCATTGGTAAACACTGCAGTACCGCTGTCATCGCCGCCTGTGTGCTCATCCACCCAAGGACAGGTGATATCGAACCGGCCATCACTGCGCACCTCCTTGATCCGCACCAGATCGGCTACGGTGAGCAGCGGGTGACCGGCAACATCAGCTGCACCATCTACCCGAGATTCACGGCGTTCGGCGTCCAGGTTCACCGCGAATGGCAGTGCCAGGGCTTCCAGTGTTGCCGTGTTGAACGGTTCCCACAACAGCAGACGGCACTGGAACGCTTCACCATTGACCAGCTTGGACGCTTTGTTGTTGATTCCTTCCGGTAGGCGTACATAGCGGGTCACGCCCTTCATGCCGGGGTCACGCCCTTCAGGTGCCAATCCGTTTGCCACCAGACCATCCAGCAGGTTCTCCACCCGGTGCCGGTCGGTTGCCGGGTGTGTCAGGATGTAACCCCACTGCTCAGACCCTGGTGATGTTTCCAGAATCCAACTGGGACGGGGTAGCTTTTGCGCCTGTTCCAGCGCCAGCTTTTCCTTCACGTCATCCAGCACGATGCAGTGGGTGCGCTGGTACAGTGCTTTCCTGCGCCGTGCCACTCCCTTTTCATCGGCTGCAAACGTGCTGATGGTGAAATACTGGTTGGTGTTCGGCTGCAGTGAGTACCGGCTGAAGTAGTCACCCTTCCATGCTTTCAGATGCTGATCGGCAGGAATGTTGCCCGGGTCGTAACTGAAACAGGTGACGTGTGCGTGTGTTGCGTGTTGACCAAAAATTGCATTCAAGAATTCTTCATTTGATACTGGCATGTTGTTTGCCTATTATTCAGTTGTCAGGGGTGTTGCCGCCGCAAGGCGGCTCTTTTTATCGTATCGCCCAGGCACACGGTCTGAGAATCTTTTCCCCTTCCAATGTTTCATACCCCAGATCGTCATCACTGCGGCTGCTGATGTATCGCGGTCGAACCCC